TAGGTGCTGTGTCTGATATTATTAATCCCATTATCTTATACTCTTTTCAAATCTATCAAAGATACCATCTAAATACCATATATTTTGTAAAGGTAAAGATCTTCTTATAGCTCTAGCTGTAGTGTAATTATAATTACCACTTCCTGTATCTAATAATATTTCCCATAAATTATATCCTAATGAACCACTTGGTCCAATTAAACCAGCTTTTTGTCTATTAGTAGATGAATAAGGTTTACCAGCACCCAATGCTGGTGCTATACCTAAATCATTATCACTCATAACTTCTAACATTCTATTTAAATCACTAAATATACCTATTGCACCTGATCTATCTATAGCACTAGATATTTTATCTCCTAATGGTTTTTTTTGATAATCTCTATCAAAAGCACTTTGCCTAATAGAATCTACCATAGCACCCATACCTATTAAAACACCTAAACCAATAAAAAAGTTTTGATCTCTTTCTTGTAATCCTCTCATTAATATTGATTGTGTAGCAGCCATACCAAATTTTTTAAATTGTGATAAAACACTACCTACTTGTGTATTCATCCATAAAGGCACATCTCCTTTATCTGGTGTAACAATAGTAGTTCTTATGTCTTTTCTTAAAGCATTACCAAATGCTTCAGCAGCAGCTCTATCATCCCATAAATCTGATCTTGCTACTCTGCTATATTTTAAGTCTCCTCTTTCGACACCACCAACACCTAATCCATATTTTTTATATTGAGCATTAATTCTTCTAGCCATATCTATACTAATTCCTCCAGCTGCTAATTTTGTTCTATTACCTTTACTTATTGTTCCTTTTACAGAAGCATCAACAAATTCTAATATTTTAGTACTACCAATATAAGAGGATGCTGTTTTCATTCCTGTATTCCACACATTCATTAAATTTATAAATGTAAAATAAAAAGAATTAGCTGCACCAGTTGCTCTTTCTATACTATTCATTCCATAAACCATATCATCTATGTTACCAATAGTATTAGCTCTACCAGCTATTGATAGATCTAATGCTTCACCTACCATAGCTGCTTCTTTTTTTGATAATTTTAAAATTTGTCTGTTAGCACTATTTGCAAAAACCTCAAAGGTTTGTCCAAATCCTTTTTTAAATCCATTTTGCATTATTAGTCTTGCCATATCTGGCGCAGCAGATAAAAATCCTGTAAGAAAAATCATGTTATTTATATTTTTTAAAGTTCTTAATGTAGCTGGTATAGCAGATTCAGGTCCTTCAGGTAATCCATATGTACCTCTTAATAAATCTCTTGATGCTTCTATATCTCTTAAATCAGCATCTCTTTTTTTTATTAAATCACTTCTTAATCTAGGTCTTGTACTAGATGGAGCTACTGAATTTATGTAATTATCCCATTCTAATCTTAATTCAGGTATACTTAATTTATACCCTTGTCCTGGTCCTTTTAATCCCATCATACTTACATCACCAAAGGCTTTTGCTATTTCAATATCAGGAACAATAGAATTAAAATATTGTTTTGTAATAATGTTAATATTACTTTCTAAATATCTTTGATTCATCAAAAACTCATCATCAAAATCTAGAACTCTATTTCTTAAATGTTTTGATATACCAGATGGTTGAAATGCTATTGATAAATCATAAGTACCATCAGGACTTACAACATCTCTAGGTAATTTATTAAAAGGAGTACTTGTAACTATATCTTCAATGATTTCATCTATTTCTTTTGATGTAAAAATTTGTCCTTTATTATTAAAAGCAACAATTAAATCTTTTTTAAATTTAGCTTTGTCTTGTTTAATTAAATCTCTATTCCAATATCTAGGAAGAAATCCTTTTCTAAGAGGACCAAACTTTTCTATTTGTGCTAATCTACTTTCTTCTTCTATTATTTTTTTTTCAATTTGTTCTAAAGTGTATTTTTTATTCTTAAAGGTAGTTTCTTTTTTTCCATCTTTTATAATTCTATCTTTAACTTTTTTTAACTCTCTTATTGTTACTTTAGAATATAAACTAAATAATTCTTGTTCGTCTGCTTCTCTACCTATTCTTTTAAAGAAATTTTCTCTTATACTTCTAGCTGCAATATTAACTTGCGATATTGCGTCTGATCCATCTTCTCTTAATAATTGATATGTAACTCTTTTTTGAAATTCTTTTTCCCCTAAAAAATCATTTCTTGTTAATTTATTAAAGGGTCTATTAAATAAATTGGGTGATCCTAAATTATTTTCTGTATAATAATCTTTTAAATATCCTTTATAATTATCTTTAACTACATTTTTTGCATCATTAACATAAATATATTTTCTAGCTATTTTAGATTCAATAGATTGATTTGTTCCTATTCCTTTAGTATTTTTATTTTGTATAAGTTTTGTATCTAACAGATCTGTAATAGATTCTCTAATTTTTAATATTGGTGAATTTAATAATCTAAACACAGGAGTTAATGGTGAATTTTCTAAACCAGTAAATGTTTTAGCAATAGCTTCATTATATAAATCATCATTATATGATGGTTCTCTTTCTCTACCTGGTGTTGTTGATGCACCTCCACTTTTTCTTTCTTTTTTTTTATCTGGATCTAATATTCTTGAATCAAAGTCATCTCCATCTTTAATTTTATTATTTGCTATTGTTGCTTCTCTACCATCTAACAAATCTTGATCTTTATTATATTTAGCAATAGCCTCTCCACCTTTAGTATTTTTTAATCTTCCTATACCATTTAATAAACCTACACCTACTACTGTTCCTATTGGTACATATATACCTAAATCTGATTCTCTTTGATCATTTAAAGCTTGTTTGTATAATTCTTCAGCTGTAGCTACTGCTGTTATTTTTTTTAAATCTAAAGCACCACTTGCAGTTCTAAATGCTTTCATACTAAAAGCTGCATAAGATACAGGATCTAAAATTCCACCAGTCAATCTACCTAAAAAATATGCACCTGGATTTATTCCAATAATACTGCTTTCTTTTTCTAACTCGCCTATTAAATATTTAGTTTCCAAAGAACTCTTTGAAGATTTAAAATAATCTAAATTAGAAACAAATGGTTTTAATTGATTATCTGTAAATGGGCTATAATTAGGATCATTTTCAAATTTTTGATTTTGCTGTAAAAATGCATTAGCTGAAATAGCAATAGTATTTTCATCTGCAAATCCTTTTCTAAAACCTATTCCTTTAGGTCTTTCAAAAAAATTATCTATTATACTTGTATTTTCTATTTCAGTTGGGATAAATTTTCTATCAATTCTAGGATCTGAAATATTTGTCATTACTGTAAACTTTTAGTATTATTCTTTATATGTTCAATTATTTCTTTTTCTGTTGTCATTCCTCTAACAGATAAATTAAATATACTAAATAAAATATTTTCAATACCTTTTGTGCTAATTCCTCTTGGACCTTCAAGTGTTAATTCTTCATCTAAAGAAATGAATGGATCTGTATCAGAAGAATAAGGCTCTTCTGTTTTAATATTTCTCAAAGATTTAATTAAAAAACTATCATTATTTATATAATCTTGTACTGCTTTTGCTACTATACTTTTTTTCGTTTGATATTCTCCATTATCTAATCTTGCAACACTAGGATCAGGCACAAAATATTGATCTCCATCTCCATTCATTTCTCTTCTTTCTGTTCCAGCAAAAGCACTTATATTATATGTATATGCATCATAACCAGGAACTTTTGTAAAATAAAAATAACCTTCTTTAACCATATCAAATACTCTTTCATATGTTAAATCTGATCTATTTGATCTGTCTGTATCATCAAGATTTGAATAATATAATCCTTTATAGTATTTATCCATATATTTGTTACCATTAGCTTTTTCTATTTCCTTTAATCTATTGTAAACATCTCTAGCAATATAAGTTTGTTTATCAAAAAGACTTCCTTCTAATCTATCTTCAATAGGATTTTGTACTAACCTGGCAGAATCACCTTCAGCTTCGAAATATGAAGCACCAAATCCATCTCTAACTAATTGTTCAGCAGTTAATTCTAAAGCTAATTCTTTATTTTTTTGTATTTCTAATTTTAATTCTTCAGGCTTATTATTGACTTTACTAAAATCAACTAAAGTTTGTAATTTTTGTATATATATTTCATTGAATTGTTCATTTACCATAGGAGGTATATTCAAATCTCCTTCTCCTTGTAATCCAAAAGAGTATAAAAGTTTTTTCCAACCAGATACTTTAAATATTTCAGTAGTTTTTGTATCTCTAACATAGTCATCTTCTTCATCTGTAAATGGCATTTTGTTTACAATCCATCTACCTAAAGCCTTTACACCATATTGTGTTTTTAAATCATCAAATACTTCAGATTCAAATCCATCAACTCCTATATCTAAATTATTAATAGTCATAAATTCATTTACATTTTCTAAGTCATAAGGATTTTTAATCCATTTTTGATATCTTTCTACTAATGATCTGCCGTCTGATACTTCAAGTATATTAATATCTTGATATGTTTCTCCCATCATATTTTCTAAAAATTTAAAATACTTTGGTCCATCACCAAAATCTTCGCTATATAATAATGATTGATTTTGTCCTTGAATTAAGTTCATAAATGCAAATCCATTTTTTAAAGTATTTAAATGTTTTTCATCTAAATCTTCAGGATTTCTCATTAATATTCTATCTAAATCATTTAAAGCTTCTTTAGTACCAACAGGATAAATACCATTTTTTATTCCTTCTAGTGTAGAAATATAATTATTTATATTTGATTGTTCTTTTTTAACATCATTTAAAGATTTTCCTGTAATCATATCAGGTCCAGTTCCTCTTCCATAATCAGGATTGTTCATATTATCTCTAACTTCATAAAATGAATTTATTAAATCCATAGCTGATAAATTAGTTTGCCCTCCATTATTAGCTCTTACATAATTTAAAAAACTATCGTAACTTAAATTATCACTAGACAAACCTAAATTTGATTTAATACTTTGATATAATTCTTTACTTTCTTTTAATACACCATTTCCATTAATTTTATCTTTTGCTATTTCTTTATGAATATTTATTGATATTTGTGAATTTTGTATTGTGCTTTCAATTAAAGATGGATATTTTTGTAATAAAGGATTATTAGTAATTTCCATAAATAAACTATCATCTGAAGTATTTAATGCGTCTGCTATATTACTAGTATATTTACTAATAATATTTTTTGATTCTTGATTGGCAGAATATACTTCAACATTTTGTGATCTTTGTATTTTTGATTCTTGAACACCTAATAAATTGTTTTTTGTTTGTCTTAATAAGTTTGCCATATTATTTACTTCAGTTTCTGACATATTATCAATTCTTCTTACATCAGGATTTTTTAAATAACTCTCTATATAATTATTAAGCTCTTCATCCATATCATTTAATTGACTTTGCATTACTCTATAATCACCATTTTCAAAATCTACTGCAGATATTATTCCTTCAATAACTGCATTTTGTCTTAAAAATTCATAATTAATCATGTATTTTCTATTCTCTTCTTCAATCATAGCTGGTGTAAATTGTGAAGGATTTAATTGATGTAATATACTATTACCTTCTGCAACAGAAGATAAATTAGGTGTTACATTATCTAAAAAATATTGTTCTACTAAAGATTGTATTACAGGGAGATTACCTTTGTTATTATTTATAATTTCTTGGATATCATTATTTGATTTATTTAAGTTAAAATTATTTAAATTTTCATTCGAAGTTAATAAATTGTTATATCTTAATTCATTTGCATAATCTTTTACATTGTTTATTTGTTGTGCATAATTTAAGTCTAATTTATTTTCAATATAGTTTTGAAATCTTTTTGGTGCTTCTTCTAAAGATTTTTGTTTATAAGATATAAACTTTTCTCTTAATCCAATTATATCAGGATTAGGACTATTTAATTCTTTTCTTGTTTCTTCTTCTATAAATAAAGCTTGTGATGTATCAAAATTATTTTGCCATTCTTTATCCATTACATCAACTTGGAATTGTGTTATTTTATCTACTGATTGTCCAAGATTTGCTATAGCAGTTCCAATGTTATTAGTAGATGACTTTACTACTCCAAATCCTGATTCTACATTTGTTCTTCTACTACCTCTTGATAATTGTTGTCCTCTTTCTAAAGCCATTAATTATTACTCATTCCAGCACCTAATATTGTACCAAATCTAGCTCTTGATTCACCTGGTGATATACCATATTTTTTTGTAGGTTGTTTTTTAGCTGGTTGATAATATTTATAATATGTCCATCCATTCATTCCAGCACTTACAGCATTTGTAAATGCTCCAAAAGTAGCTGATTGAGCATTTATTTTAGAATTAATAATTGATTGATCGTATTTAGTTAAAGCTACATTTTTATTTAATCTAATATTAGCTATGTCCATAATAGCATTTTTTCTTACATCACCTTGTATAGCTAAAAAAGATCTACTATCATCTAATATACCAGCAGCTCCAGCAATAGCTCTATTGTTAGAAAGTGTTATTTCCATTTGTTCTCTTCTTAAATTTTCATCTTGTAATGCTCTTAATTCAGCATATTTTTTTTCTTCTTGATATCTTACAATATCATTTCTTGCAGCTTGATTAGCTTGATAACCCCCATAAAGACTTCCTCCAGCTTGGGCTATAGAACTAACTAATAAAGCTGTTTCTACTCCCATTAGTAAACTACCTCTACTGCCATACCTAATAGCTTTAATGGTAATGGTTCAGTTTGTGTTACTTTTACAGTAGGCTCTCTATTATATCCCAAAAAATAAAACTCTTTCTTTCCTGTTACTTTAGCAACACTTTGTGTTACATCAAAGTTTACTTGTCTAATTACTAAACTTTTAGCACTCTTATCAGCAGCTTGTAAAGCAACATTTAATGTATCTGCTACATCTATAACTGCTCTTGATATTCTCTTGATTTGTCCTGTAAGTGGACCATTTTGTACTTCTTTATCTACAGGCATAGTTTCTAAGGTAGGAGTATAATTAAATCCTATATTAACTCCAGCACTATGAGCTTCATTAAAAGTAACTGTATTACTACTTGTTGTAGTAAATTCTCCTAATGCCATAGTACCATCAACAGCATAAACAACAGTAGATGTCAAGTGTGCTGGTGTATTATGCAATCTA